TCTCCATAAACTTGTCGCGGGCGTCTGCTGTATGTGGTGATGTTGCACCAAACTTCCGGACCATGGAGTCATAGACTGCTTTTGTTTGTTCGGTGGTCTTGGTGTCTGTCATTGGTGGTTCTCCTTGCCGGTTCCCCTTGGCCTTGTCCGGCTGGCCTATTTGATACTCATATACTATACATATATGGGATAATGTCAAGCATGCTCACATGTGGTGTTCATGCGGTGTGTATGTATCGCGTCTATGTATGAGTATTGTTCGGGTTCCGTACGATTGCTATTGATTAGCAGATTGGACAGCTGGCATGCTGCTGTTCATGCAGTGTTGCTGTCTCGCAGGACAGGAGAGTCAATGGATTGCCTGCTATTGGCAATGCTCGTTCAACTCGTTCGGCTTCCGATAGTTCGGTTTCCGTACGATTCCAGGGAATGACCAGATCAAGCAACCCCAAGCAAGACAACCAGCAGGACAAGAAGCTGTAACAGCTAGCACATGTAACAGCTGTTACATCAGGTGAGAGGAAACCATATAAGGAAGGAGAGTTCAGGAGACTTCTTTTTTATACTGTGGTCTTGTCTTGTTCTTGGTTCTTGTCTGTAAGCATTACAGGATTACTGAAAGTACCTAGTACAAGACCTCCTTGTTTCAAGTACTTAGAGGTTTATAGCTACTTCTTAGAGCATGAGACCTTCTAGGGACTATGAGACTCCGCTAGTTTTCGCCGTCGTTGTTCCTGGTTGGACCCATATTGCGCCGATCTGCCCTGGTTCGCCTGTTTCCCCTGCTGCTACAGGCTCCAGGACGTGATCTCACATTGCTTGCCGTATGATTGCATGGTCGAGGATACTCACATAATCGCCTCGACTGCTGGAACTTCTCCACATTGCGCCCGTTTTGCGTCTCCACCACCATAAACGCTGTTTTACGGTGGTGGGATTGTTTCGTATTCCGAACGATTGTGCTATACTTTCACCATGCCAAGACGAACTGTTGACAGTAAAGCATTGACCAAGGCAACCCGACCAAGGGAGCCTATTGTCACGCCAGGGCAGGCGCTTGCTCCTGTTCCTGCATCATTGACAGCACTAGCAACAGCAGGACAACCAGATCAGGAAGGCACAACGTACGACCTGGAAGCAGCACGCGAGCAGGCAGCGGCCGCACAGAGCAGGGGGAGTAGGTCGAACTCCGCCGAACCCCCCCACATGCTTAACATTATCCCCCAGCCCCATGCAGACGACCCTTCTAGTACCCCTTCTCCCCCGGAATTACAAAAAAATATCGCTCTCAACCCCCGTCTGACCGGTCTGGAAGAAGCCGATCAGAAGGTGATGTTCCAGTATTACGTGTCCAGAACAGGAAAAGCACGGTCTGCGTATGAAGTGGGAAGAGTTTTCAAGGTTCCCGAAGAGTTTGTTGAACGATTGCGGAAGAAATACGAGTGGGACAGGGAGTGTACGGCACTCGAAGACAATGCGATGCTCGATGAACAGGATGAAACGAACCTGCATGACCTCGTGGCACTCGAAGCATCGACGATCAGTGGGTTGCAGGGGATCCTCGGAAGGCATAACGCGGCAAGTGCACAGCTCGAGGAGATGAAGAAACTGCCGAGACCAGCCCATGATCCCGAGAAAATGGTGTGGGACAATGAACGGAGCCGGTTACTGTCAGAAACAGTGAGTGCGACGATGCTCATCAAGATTTCAGACGAGATTATGCTGCTCAAGAAGGCCAAGATTGGACAGCGGAAGCGCAAACCCGGGAAGATGTACGTGGTGATAGACCCTGCAATGGCCGAGAAGTTGCAGAAAGAGTTCAACAACCGGCCCGTTGCACCCGAACCTGATGGAGAAGGGGCGTAATGGAGTCCTTTCTGCAGATCATCAAGGACGGGAACGTCCACGTGATCTCTGAGCGGTTCAGACGCAGCCGGTACAAGATGGGTGGGGGCTTTTCACTTGCCCATTGGGACTTCAAGACGAAGAAACTGGTCATGGACTGCACGCTCCACTGGAAATACAAAAAAAACGACCCCGAGTGGGTCTTCCGTGAGCTGAAATTGAAGGCATACTGGCCAATCGTCGAGCCTTGGATACGCAAGCGGCTTATCGCCGACACAAACAGCTTCGATGAGGCTGCTCCGTCTCAGCGGCACGAGAAAGCGAGGGTCTGATGCTGGCGCCGACCCTGTATACGACGGTCGAGCACGAGCGTCAGGTCGACAAGTTCATTTTCCCCCATGAATTGCAGGCTGGAACCATGCTGTTCGACGTCCCGTTCACCTTTCTCATGGGTGGATGGAACCTGGGCAAATCGTCCTTCCTTCCCATCTGGCTTACGTGGATGATGGAGCAGCACCCCAACGAAAACAGCATCCTCATATCGCCCACCTTTGACCAACTGCGCGATGTCATCGTTCCCCTGCTTGTCGATACCGTCGACGGCACGTACTACGAGGGGATCTGGAAGCGCAACGACCACCAGTACATCACGCCCTATGGCACCATCTTCCTGCTCTCAGCCCAGGACCCCGAGCACATCCAGGGGCGCAAGGTCTGCGCTGTGGGTGGCGACGAGGCCGGCCAGTGGTCGTATGAGGCGTGGTTCCACGTCAAGAGTAGGATCTCGAAGAAGGGTGGACGCTTTCTGGCCGCTACCACCCCCTACTTCACGAACTGGATGTACCACGAGTGCTTCCAGGCATGGCTCCGCCATGACCCAAACTACCAGTTCTGGATTGGCAGTAGTCTCCTGAACCCCGCGACTGACCGTGAAGTCTTCGAGCGCGACCGTGCCACGATGTCGCCCGAGGAGTTCTCCTTCTACCGTCTGGGACTCTTCGCCAAGCCCAGTACCCTCGTCTTTCAGGAGTTTGAGCGTGGTCGCTGCACCCGGGATTTTCACAAAGTGCAGACGCCGTGTCTTGCTGCCATGGACTTTGGCAACGACCCCGACCCGACGACGTGCATCATCGGTCACTGGGGCAAGGGACCGCTCGAAATCTACGAAGACTACTACCGCAGTAACGCCCTCGCCAAGGACCACGCCGACGTGCTCGGGCCGATGTTCATCCGTTACGGTATTCACTGGGTTGTGTTCGATTGCCGGTCAAAGAGTGCACAACGGGAGATTGCCGCTGCCATTGAGGACAAGTACCACTTGGGTATCGAGTGGATCCCGGCCAACGGAAGTCTGCTCGTCGAGGATGGTGTGTGGACGATCAAGGGTCTCATCCACCAGGGCAACCTGCTCGTCGACCGTTTCCTGTGCAAGGACATGATCAACGAGTTCGAGACGTGGGAACGCGACAAGAACACCGGCAAGTGCAAGGTACGTGGACCGAACCATTGCATCGACCCCTTACGGTATTTTATCTGGTACTGGCAGGTTTTGGCTCGTCGTGGCGATATTCCCGCAGACGAAGCACCTACTACCAGTCAGGAACCGAAGTTTCTCACCGAAGGGCAGCTACTCGCCCATTCCGTCTTTGCCGAGCAGGAACAACAGTATCAACGCAGTCATATGACAGACCTCATCGACATCGAAGGCAACTACGGAGGCAACTCATGAGCGAGTTTAGCGTGGAATCCAGCATCCAGGAATACATTCCCAAGACGAATACCGCCATTCCGCCCGATCTGCGGGGGGACTACACGACGGCCGTCGACGAGTCGACCGACGCTCATCAAGCTATGGCGACCTACGCCCGCAAGTATGAGGGTCCGACCTATAAGGCTGTCGCCCATGGACAGGCGGAGAATGAGCCGCACGTAAACCTGATTTCCAGTACGATTGAGCAGATGGTGGCGATGAACAGTTGGAAGAACCCGAGGATCACGGCACTCCCCGTCGAGACGGGCGATGTCCAGCAATCACATATGGTCAACGCCTTGTTCCGTTACTGGCAGCACCGCTTCAAACTCCGTGACTTCCAGGAACGCATGAACCGGATGGGTTTCATCTATGGGACAGCCCTCGGACGCGTCGACTGGATCAAGAACGAGAACCAGTACGAGCGTGGAGACTTCCGTGTCCACTGTGCGAACCCCATGAACTTCTATCCGGACCCCTACGCAACGTGTTTCGAGGACATGCAGTATTGTACCTTCGACACGATCTGGTCGGAGAGAGCGGCAAAAGCACAATGGCCGGGCCACGTCCAGATGACGGCTGACAGCGACACCATGAGCAATCTGCAGATAACCCCTCCACGTTCGGTTGTCGTCCACGAGACGTACTACGCGCCGACGACAAAGCACTCGAGAGGCCGGCTGTTCCGGTGGACTGCCTTCGGTCTCCTTGAGAAAGAGTTGGAGATCGAAACGCCGGACCACCGTTACCCGTTCGCCATCTTCTACAACGTACCGAGCACGACTTCCTTCTGGGGACTCAGTGAAGTCCACAACATGATCTCCGTCCAAGCTGCGTACAACAACTTCCTCTGGTACATCTTCCAGGCTGCGCGGTATGCGACGATCAACAAGTACGTGACGAACGACGGTGGACTCAAAGGCCAGCGGATCAACATGGACCCTTCGCAGGTCCTCGTCCTGGAAGGTGGCGACAAGGCGTTCCTGAAACTCCTTGACCGGGGAACGATCGACACCAACAGTATCGCCATGCTGAGCGTCCTGTTTGGCGACGTCCAGCAGGTCTCGGGCGTCCAATCCGTCCAACAGGGCAACCCAGGGGCAGTGACAGCCGCTACAGCCCTCCAAACGCTTGCAATGTTAGGTTCACAGCGCATGGATGTGCGCAAATTGCACATGGCAGAGACCATGGGAGACATCGCAGAACTGCTGCTGGAGATGGCTGGAAAGGGCAAATTGTACACAAAAAACCACTTTCTGCGCATTCTAGGACAAGATGAGCCTATCGAACTGCAACCTGAGCATATCCGCGCAGACTTCGACATCATGTGCAGCTACCAGGAGTCGTTCCCCGAGGAGATCAACGCGCGTCTGCAGATGATGGCGCAGATGGCGTCGATGAAACCAGAACAGCGGGCGCTCATTGCTCGCTGGACAGGGGATCCCCTGTTGATAGAGACGGCCATGGAGTTCTCGAAAGCGTTACAGGAAGGTGCTGCAACCCAGGTGCAACCCACGGCGGGAAACGAACCACTGCCGCTACCTATGGCGAATCCACCGGCGACAGCACAGGCGGGACCACCGACCGTGATCACGCAGGATCAGCGGTTGTCAGCGTAAGTATTACGGAATCCGAAATAAATGTGCTATACTAAAAATAGATTCGGAACCCGAACGATGGGAGATGACCAATGCCGCTTAAGAAAGGCAAGAGCAGCAAAACGATAAGTGCGAACATTCGGACGGAGATCGCACATGGCCGCTCGCAACGTCAAGCAGTTGCGATAGCCCTCAGCACTGCTCATCCGCATGGCAAGAAGACTGCCAATAAGAGGAAGAAATGAGCGTGACCCGTAAACCTCCGCTTAGTCCACTGAACGCATCGCGCAGTGAGCAGGATGCCTACGCACGCAAGGCGGCCGGACTTACCAGCACCGGAACTAACCAAGGGGCCGCAACACGCAATAGAATGACGCCGCCACAAACTGTGGCACCCCAAGCACCTGTCGGACCGGGCATAGCCCCGGCCAATGGGAACATTCAACCAACGGGACCGGTCCAAACTCCTTCCGGTCCCGTTGCTGTTGTCAGTGCCCTCGACGTGGGTGCAGCAAAAGTAGGAGATCAGATCAGTTTCAGTGTATTGTCCATTCAGAATGGGCAGGTCCAATTAGGCAACCCGCTCGTTCTTCCTGGTACGCCAGCCAGTGCGACAACTGGTGCCAGCGGTGGCTTACAATGACCGGTTTCGGCAGCAGTGCCGTGAATACTGGTACGTCCAGCGGTGGATGACAACCGGAGGAGATTGAGATGACGGAAGAAGTAATCAACCAGCAGCAACCAGTGAGCGCAGCAGTCGAATCCCCAGTCACTGCAGAACCAATAGTTTCGGCCCAAGCAACGGCACCGGTGGTAATACCACCCGAGCAAGTTGCACCACCTCAAGTGGAAGATAAGCCGAAAAAGAGGGATGCAGAGGCCAGAATCAATCAGTTGACTGCTAAGTACAAGCTCACTGCTGATGAACTTGAGCAGACACGCGAAGAGAATCGCCGGCTTAAGGCTGGACAAGGCACGGGTGGCTCAGAGGGAGCAGTGCAACGTTCAGCACCAGAAGATAATCCCTACGCACCCATTGGGACTGGTCTCAATGGTGAGGTCACGCAAGACGACCTCGAAGGTCTGCCGCCGGTGATGCGTCAGATGTACGACAAAGTTCAGGAGATGACTAAAGAACGCGAGAACGTCAAAACGACGACTGCCCTAGAACAGTCGATCGCCACGAACTTTGAGGCATATCCTGAGATTGCTGGTGTCGTCGACGACGCAGAGATTGCGCTGGAAGCCAGTAAGCGCAGAGTACCACTCCACAATATGGAACTTGTGTTTGCTGGCCGAACGGTCGGTGTCCTCCGTTCTCAGGTCAAGGATCTGGCAACAGAGAATGCCGCGTTGAAAGCAGAACTGCACAAAGACACGGTTGCTTCCCCTATCTCGGGAAGCACAAAACCAGCACCATCTGACGAGATCGAGCCGGATTACAAACCCGGTGAGGCTATGGCTGCTGCCCGCAAAAAAGCTGCTGCTAAGGGCTAACCGGATGCGCTTGCTCGACCTACAACTTTATTTGGAGGCCGACAATGGCTACTGCATATGAACTTGCTAGTACGTTCAATGCTTATACCGATCCGAAATGGATCAAGAAGAACATCACTGATCTACGGTTCACCAACCGTCCTCTGTGGGAAGCGGCTGCCACCAAAGGCACGCTGAAACTCGAAAGCCCCTCAGGCCACGAGTGGCGGGTCCGCCTGGCTTATGGAAAGACCGACAACACCAAGCCGTTCAACGATGATACCGATCTGTTGACGGACAAGAACGGTCAACCCATCAAGCGCCAGGAGTCTGGTACTTATGCGAAAGGCCAGTATTGCTACTACTCGAACGCTATCATCCTCGGCATGATCGAGGATGAGCTTGAGCAGAAGGGCGACACTCAGCTCGAATCCATTGTCGACGATGAAGTCGGCAAGGTGCGCGATGACATGTACAACACCATGTACCAGTCACTCTTCGGTACTGGTGTCCTGACCCAGTCCAGCACCCAGCTCAAAACCCTCACGTCCTTCGGCGACATGCTCCGTTCAGGGGTTGCCTCGGGAACGATGGACACCTATGAGGGTATCGACCGGTCCGGGGTATTCTCGGATGATCCCGCCGACAGTCAGGGTCCATGGACGACCAACCAGTGGTGGATGCCGACCGTTGGCGCTGCAACTGGGACCACCGATCTCATCTGGGAACTCAAGCAGTGGATCAAACACGCCAAGGACCGCAACAAGGGCGTGAAGTTCAGCGTGATCTTCGCCAATGAGGACATGCTGAAAGTCCTCAACGACATGCAGCAGGCCAAGATGGCGATTCTCATGCCGTGGAAGCCGACCGACATGGACATCGTTTGGGGCGCCGAGTTTGCCATCAACGGGGTTCCCGTTGTTCAGGACGACAGTATCCCGGACAACACGTTCTGGGGCCTGGCGTTCAACACCTTCAAGCTCGCGGACATCATGCCCTTCCATCTTAGCCCGTGGGAAGCCCAACAGCACTACACCAAGATTTACTCGACCCTGCAGTGGGGTGGTCAGTTGATCAGTGATAACGTCGGTGGCAACGGCGTCTTCACGTATACGCCTGGCGCATAAGGGAGGCCAGCCATGGAATCCTATTTCCTCAAGTGCCCTATCGAACACCTGCAGTTTCCTCTTGACGCCGCGAACGCTGTGACGGGTCTGCTCATCAACCATTGTGTCGGAGATACACCTGCCCGTGTCAAGGTTCACTACTACATCGAGACGCAGGCAGGCGCCGGCACGTTGATCGACATCGGCTTCGGCGCAACGGCGAACGCACATCTCACGAACATCGTGGACGGTGCTTCGGCAGTCAGCGGAGCACAGGGCGGGCATGGCGAGACTATCGCCATCGTCTCGCAGATCGTTCCAGCGAACTACTTCATCACCGCCTTCAACGTGGCGACGAGCACTGCGACGATCGGTACTGGTATCGTCGGTTACATCGACCTCGAAATCGAGCGGTTCCCCGTCATCGTCGGCGATCAGTAGGGGGGTGAACGATGAAGCGCTACCTCTTAGACTTCCTCCAAGCCCAGAACGTTGAGGTCATCCTGACCACAGCGCAACTGCTTGCTCTCAAGGCAACGGCGGTTGAACTCATCCCGGCTCCTGCAGCGGGAAAGGCTATTATCCTGCTCGGTGGAACGGCCACGTACCGCAAGGGCACGACCGCTTTCACTGTTGGTAATACTGACGAGAACCTGGACATCGGCTACGACACTGCAACAACCAGTGTCGCCGTGGTCGAAACCACTGGTCTTCTCGACCAGGAAGCGAACAAGAGCGTCACGCTCGTGCCCGTCAAGGACATCGAGGTTCTTGCCGCGAAGTCGCTCAAGGCCAAGAACTTTGGCACTGGTGAGTGGACGGATGGCGGAACAAGTACGGTCAAACTCAACCTGACGTACGAGATCGTTACCCTGTAGGAAGATTGTGGGGGCTCCGGTCAAACCCTTTCCTGACTGACACCCCCACTTAGACAACAGCAATGGAGACGACATGGGCTGGATCACAAAGACCGACAGTTCGCTTCTTGAGCATACAAAAGCGGATACTGAACTCATAGAACGCGGACGTTCATCGTCCGCATTCAAGATTCGTACGGTCGCTGCAACAGCTTTGGCCGCCATTGTATGTGGCACAACCGCACTTGTTGAAGAAGTCAAGACAACTGCTTCCGCTTTCGTGGACGAAGTCAAGACAGATTCTTCCTTCGTGGTACGTTCGTTCTCTGATACTCCCCTTATGGAGCGATCGTCCTCCGATCCACGCATCTACACGAGTGCCGGTGAACTCATCTCTGCTCTCAACGGTTTCTTTGCTCTGCGTCTCATGTCACCTTTCCAGGTAAGGGGGTAACGATGGGAACAACTCTCCATAAAGACCTTACCGGTGCAGACCTCCACGTCGCTAAGCTCCATGCCGCCACGCACGTGGCGGCTGGAACTGACCCGCTAGTCCTGGCAGAAAGTCAGGTCACTGACCTCCTTGCCGATCTCGCTGACCTGGTCAGCAACTTAAGCGGCAAAGCTCCAACAGTCCATCTCCACGTCAAGACCGACATCACTGACTTCCCCATCCTTATACCCGGCACGGGTAATGGCGATGTTGTTGGTTCTCCATCCGTCACTCCTGGGCATCTTGCGATGTATGCTGATGAAACAGGAAAACTCATCGAGGACGGCGGAGCAATTCCGACCCTCTCTGGACTTGGGGCGGAAGCAGTTGCCAATAAGTCAACCAGTGTTCCAACCGATGCAGCCTCTGACGTAAGGTATCCTTCGGTTAAAGCGGTGAAGGATTATGCCGATGGATTGCTTGCTGGACTTCTAAGCTACCGTGGCGCGTACGACGCTTCTGGCAATGCCTATCCTGCGGCTGGCGGTTCTGGAACTGCCGGGGCCGTGATGAAGGGCGACATGTGGGCCATCTCGGTTGCCGGAGCGCTTGGTAGTGTAGCGATTCAAGTTGGCGACATGATTATTGCCAAGATCAACACTCCCGCACAGACCGCCGCGAACTGGAACACGCTCAACACCAACGTTTCCTATGTGCCAGAAGACCAGGCAAACAAAGAGAACACGACGCTCGACACCTCAACGGTCAAGTATCCGACGAACGCCCTCGTTAAGGCAGGGCTTGATGGGAAAGTAGCTACAGGAGATGCCCGTTTATCCGATGCACGAGTCGCCTCTGATGTTTCTGCTTGGGCAAAGGCGGGAGCCAAGCCGTCATATACCTACACTGAGGTTGGCGCTCCTTCTTCATCTGATTCTGGTCTTATACAAATGGAAATGGGTAAGGTTAATGGAAATGGTGTTGACTGGAATGCTGTAGTATGGGATACAAGTAAAAGATTAACCCTCTCTCAAATAGCAGTACCAAATTACTCAGGTCAAACCAATTATCCATTCAATGGTTATGGAACACTATTAACAATTGGGAGTGATGCAACGGCGTTCCCCCTTCAAATTGCAATTAGTGATAATGCAACTGCAGGGATAAAATACAGGTGTCAATACAACACAACGACTTTTTCAAATCCATGGATAACACTTTGGACATCTGCTAATTTTACTCCTCCAACATCCTTGCCCGCATCCGATGTCTCTGCATGGGCAAAGGCGGCAAGCAACGTCGCCATTCCGGGAGCATTGGGATGCAATGGAAAGACGGCACAGGCGGCGTATTATGGCGGTCCTGCACTGGCTGGCTTTATTACTGGGACGGTTGGAATGGACACTGCTTCCCATTTTCAGCTACTCATTAACTTGGTCTCCGCTATCAGGACGGCCCTTATAGCAAACGGCATCATGAGTTAAAGGGGGGGGTATATGACCAAAGAACAGATGCAAGAACGACTCACGAAGATTCAGAGTGATAGGCAGACGCTCGCCGTAAACATTGACCAAGCCGTGGTGAGGTTGCATCAGATGGATGGGAAGATTCAGTTGCTGGCTGAGTTGATTCAGGAAGAGAGTCCAAAGGCAGAATGAAGTTCAACGTCGCATCGTTGCTCGTCAGTGAAGATTGCAACCTTCGTTGCAAGTATTGCTTCGAGGAGAAGCGTCCTGGCCTCATGTCGCCCGAGGTCATGAAACGATCCCTTGAGTTCCTGTGTGAAGGTGCAATCGAGAACAACGAGCCGTCGTTCGGCGTCTCCCTCTTTGGCGGAGAACCAACATTGAATCCTGGCGTCTGTGCACAAGCACTTGATCAAGGTGTCTATCTCGGGCAGAAGTACGGCAAGCGGTTTGAGGCCAGTATGATTACCAACAGCGTGATCCTCCCATCGGTGCTTGCCGCAGCGATCCGCGAGAAGGGGGCTGCCGCACACTTCAATGTCCAGTTGTCGGTCGACGGACTAGCAGAGGACCAGGATGCACAGCGGGTCTTTGCTGACGGCTCCGGTTCGTTTGCTATAGTCCGCAAGACGATCGACCAGTGGCTTGATGTCATGCGTGATCGACCCGATG